GAGAATTCCATTTTGTTGTTGTTTCATAACAAGCCAAACAATTATCACTAAAGCTGGTGCTTGACTAAGTACAGCAATAAGTTCAGTCTCCATCTAACATCTCCCTGAGAAAACTATTTTGCTGTTGACAGTTTTTTAAATCCATTACAGAATTTATTGCGTCAGTATTTTTTATGCAAAGATATCCCGATATCTCGGTTGGACACTCTACAAACTCTATTTTGCTATATTTTACTTTTTTTGGCAGTTCTCTTTCAAATTTGACAGCTTTAGAGCATGATACAAGCATTATTGCCATCAAAGCAATGGTAAGGTATACCTTTTTACTTAAAGTCCTTATTTGCCCTGTTTCTGGCTTTCTGGTGCGATTTAGCATTATCTACCCTGTCCTCTGTATGCTTTATAGCTACTTTTTCGATTTTTTGACATGGATGAAGTCTTAACACGACTTTTTGTACCTGCAATGGATGTCTTTTTGTCTTTATGCTCATGTAACTTTTCAGACTTATAACTTTTTCTTTTTTGTGCCATTACAGACCTAGTGGATTACCAATCTGCGCTTTTAACTCATCAAGCTTTGCATCCATGACTTCTAATCTTTTATCTAAAATTGCAACTTCTTTTTGTAACTTTTCTACTGTGTCTGAACCAACTGCTGCTGAGACTGCATCAAGTCTATTGTTAAAAACTCCCCATGCATAAAACCCACCACCTATTGTCATGACAACTCCAATTATCATTGCATATTTTTGTAATGTTTCTATCATTATCTACCTCGTAACATATTTAGTTCTTTTTCAAGTATAACTCTTTTTAGGGTTGCTTGTCTAATACGTTCTTGATAAATATATAGAGGGTCGTTTTGTGCAACTTGTACCATTTTGTTTTCTGCATAGATTTGTTTACCACCTAACATTCTTAAGTCTTGATAATCATTGCCCTCATAAATTTTTCTCGGGTCTGTATATGTTTTGTAGTATGAGGATATGTCTGGTTGTTTTGACTCAATAACTTTTGCCGCAATAATATTTGTAGCAGACAATTGTTGCTCTACAGACTTTACTGCTTTTTTTATTTGTTTGTCTATTGCTTGAACAGTTACTTCAACTTTTACTGTTGGTTCATTAACAGATGTTTCTTCAGTTTCAGACTCTTCTAAAACTTCTTCTTCTATTTGTGCTACAGCAGGTTCGCTACTTGTATCTTCTTCTTCTGGTTCTTCTACTATTTCTGGTCCACCAAACACTTGCAGTATCTCCACTTCTTCAAATTCTTCTTCTAGCTCTTGAGCTGTTTCAAGGACTTCGATAAGCTCTTCTTCTTCTAATACTAACATAGGTAGTTCTTCTATCAAAACTGGAAGAGGTATAAATTCTTCTATAACTTCTGGTTCTTCAAATGCTGTTTCCCATTCTACAAATTCATCTAACACTTCTTGTATTTCTTCAATTACTTCTTGCTCTATAACAGTATCATCATAAGTCATAGTTAGTTTAGCACCTAGTAGATTAGGTCCACCTAGACTTGTGCCATATGTATCATAACCAACATCTACACCTTCCCATTCCCAATAGAATTGATTACTACCTGCACCTGTATAGCTTACAGAATCTTCATACTTGAAAGCATTATTGCCATACCCAGCATCATTGTTTCTAGTTTGATTTACTGTTGCAAGTGTGTTGCCATTTTCATCTAAAATTTTAACAGTTGTTGTAAAGGTATCTTGTCCTTGTGTAGCTTGACCACATTGATATTGTGAACCTTGCCATTCGCAATTTTGTACTATTGTTGTAGAGTTAAGTGTTATGCCGTTATCAAGTTTTTGTTGATTTGTTGTATCATCATTTGTTACAATATTTAGTAATGAATCCGTATAGCTTATACTTCCTGTACCTGTTGTTTCTAACTCTTGTCCCCAGTCTCTTATATTTCCTTCAACTGTAAAACCATTTGTTGTTATGTTTGGTATAGTGCTATCTACACTTTGATAGTTGCTTGAGTTGTTTGTACCATTCGGTAATAGGTTTCCTGTCGTAATCTCTTCTGCTTGAACTGCCCACACTATCAAGAATAGTATTAATGACAAGTATAAACATTTAATCATCATCTCCATACAAGTCGTATTCTGTATCTATAGGAACAAATTCTGTTTTGTTATCTATAGCATGTCTCCTTTTTAATTTTTCAATATATTTTTCATAGTCTGGTCGCTCTATGTCATACTTTTTCCATTGTGCCTGAGCCTCACCAGCTATCTTGCCTTCGAAAGGGCAAGGAGTTCCAGCATGTTCCATAGCACTAAACACTCTATCGTCCTGACAGAGAATTGCGATTGATGCAACTCGCATATTAAAATCATAAAGGAGCTTTGATAGTTTCATTCTCTCGCAATTCTCATCAGTAACATAAGTTCCACCAGAGAATCCAAGACCTGTTACTTGCACACCACCACTTACACCAACTATACAAAGGTCTTGTGAGTAAGAACTCATAGATGGGGCAGTCGCAGTTCCGACTGGTATTCTTGAATTTTTTGTCGTATTGGTTGTGGCATTGGTAGTTGTATTAGTTTGTCCACCACTATAAGTGTTATTAGTAGTAGAGGTATAGCCACCAGATATAGAAGTATTGCTACCAGAAGTATTAGTTTGGTTACTGACAGAGTTATCTGTTGCATTTGCTCCAAACATCAAAAATAAATAAACCAATAAAGCGAAGCATAAACTATTCCTCATTCCTTATTTTATTAAGTTCTTCAGCTAGAGAATCGTTCTCCTTGTTTTGTAATCTATATTTCCAATCTTCAATCTTTTTTTGTTTTTTCTTTTCTTGTTCAAGTATTGCTACTTTGTCATTTAAGCTAGAGACTTGCTGTTCTAATTTACCTACTTTTCGCTTTTGCATATAATCTTGCAGAGCAGCAAATCCCTTGCTTAATAAACTTGTTACTATGGAAGAAACAATTTTACTTATCATTAGTCTTTCTTCTCTTTTAGTATCATAGAAATTACAGCTGCTACAGATGCTAGTGCTGTAGAAATTGTAGTCCATTGGTCTGAACTTACACCAAAAGCTATCATGATTGCAGATAATCCTGCATAAGTTGATGGCTCTTTTAATCTATCTAGTATTGTCCACATAAAATACTCTCCTTGTAAATTTAAACTTGCCAAAAAACTAATGACATTGGCAAGTCTTCATCACCACTTTGTTGTGTGGTGCTGTTTCTACCTTTATATTCTACATAATCTGACTGTAAGTTGTAAAGGGTTATATTTCGCATCCTGTTGTCACCTTGACCACCACCACCACGAAAACCCCATGTAGCACCATAATTGCCAGAAAACACTATTGTAAATGATGTTTTGAACTTACCTAATGCAGTTCTAGTAACTGAAGAAATATTATATTGACTACCTACTAGCGTCCCTGTTGCATCATGATTTACCCATGCTTTTGGCACACCTATCATAACTGGCGCACCTGTACCACTTGTCTGGTCTGCTATTGATTCAAAGTTATTTTGCATTGCGTTCATTATAGATGCAGTTAATACTTGTCCAGAAGAAAATGATAAATTTGTGAAATCCACTATACTACCCTCTCAAAAAAAACTGCTGTTGCTTGTACTGGAGCATGAAAACTATGACCTTGGTCATTAAAATTGTGATGATAAACTGATTGAAAATTAAATGGTGCTGTACCAGAATTAAAATAAGTCATTGCATAAACAACTGTAGAATTACCATTGGTTGTGTCATGTGCATTACCTAATGCATATATTGATGGATGTGTTAAAGAACTAACTGTCACCATTGAATATGTAAAAGAAAAATTTATATTGTAAGAACCAGCAAAGTTTTCTGTTACTGAACTTACGTTTTTTGAAAAATTAATTGATGTTCCAGAATAATTAACTATTGCCAAAGGTCTACCAATCATGTTTGGAGAACCTGTTTCTTGATTTGCCAAAGCATAAAAATTTGAATGTACTGCTGTCATTGCAGAATCAGTTAATGTATTACCAAAACCAAAAGTTACTTCATTAAATGCCATTTGTTGCCCATGCCATTACTACAGCTCTATTAGCATTAACAGGGTCTGTGTTACCTGAGTCTGATGCTCTGTAATAAATTGTTATGCTGCTTGTGCTTTTAGATTGACAAGCAAATTGAAAGTTACGCCCTTCTACTGTGCCTACTTTTTCACCTTGAAAAGCTGTGCAATATGTTTCTGTTGTATAAGGTATTGACCAATTGACTTGATACGTACCAAGAGAATCATAAGTTACTGATGACAAACCATCACCAAATACTGTTTCGGCTACACCGTCTGCTGCAAAATAAGCAGTCTTGACTGCTCTACCTTTAAAATAAGGTTGTGTAGAATTATGTGCTAATGTTTCTGTGCCTTCGACTATTGCTGAAAAATTACCTGTCAATGAATTAAGTTGACCTGAGGTAAGCTTTTGTCCTACTGTAAAAACTAAAGGTAAAAATGGCATATTCTAATTATAAACTTTTACCCTAATACTGCAACAGTATTGTTAAGAGTACCAAGCTCTGCGTCGTCTAATTCAAATACAGTTAAATTAGCAACACTTATTCCATGACCTACTGACAAATCAAATTCTTGTGTTTGATTTTCCATATCTACTTTTGTTCCAATTATAGTATATGGGTCACCCTGTATATCTAGCTCATCAATGTTTACAAACATCAAATCACCTAATTGTTGTTGCATAAATTTCATAGGTGTTTTTAAAGTAATTTCTACTTCAGGTTCTCTTCTTCTGAATGTAATTCTTTGACCTAAGTTTATAGCAGCCGCAGAATTGATATGCCAGAATAATTTTGTTGTTGGTGATTTTTGTATAACACCATATGAGTTTTGTGAACCAGTATTGTTTATAACAATTGATGCATGAGGATTTTGTGACAATTGATTAGACTGAACACTAAAAGAAGTTGGAACTACATATTGATTACACATATCATAAGCATCACCTCTTGCTGAGATTGTTACTATATCTGTTCCTGAAACTACTGCACTAAAACTATTTGTACCAATAACATTTCTTCTAAAGTAAATTTTGTTATTTGCTTCTATATATATTGCTGAATCTGTCATCTCTTGTGCTGATTGTAAAGCTTGGACATAGTTTGTTCCATAAGGGAAAAATGCGTGACCTACTATTGCGTCAGACCCTAAACTACTTTTCCAAGCTGTAAAAGATTCAAAATCAATGTCTGGGTTAGTTACAGATTCTATAGAACTTAAACCAGCTCCATAAGAGTTAGCTGTTAATATATCAAATGTTATATCTGCTGGATTATATGGTGTGTTAGTAAACAATGCACCATTTCTAGAAGTTGTATCAATTGAAACAAACGTTTGTGACAAGATATCTAACTGATTTCTAAATTGCATTGTAGTTTTTCCATTGCTGTAATTAGCATTTATTAAGAAACCTTTGCCCATACAAGCTAAGTCTATGTGTGATGGATTAAACTGATAACCATAAGACACTTCACCAAGTTGTCTAAATTTTGTTCTATCTTGTATCAACACATTCATTGTTTTAGATGCATTTTCTAATATGATAGAAAAAGGTTTACCAACTACATCTTTGTAATTACGAGAAACAGTTGGGAACTTTGTCACCATTTCTGAAAGATTAGAGTTTTGAAAACTAAATTGTCTTACGATTGAAGATGGATTTGTTGATTGTTGTTTATTTAAGAAAAATGGTGTTAACTCGTGACCTATTCTACATTTACTTTCAACAATTGTTGAAACAAAAACTGTTCCAACTTCTGTTTGTAAATCTACACCATCTGTTAATAAACCACGCCCAATTGATGGTGTCCCAACCACAGTTTCAAAATCAACACCAGTTGGTATAAGCGATTCAGAAGTTGTTAAGAATAATGAGAATGAACCAACTGAAGTTTCAAAGTCTACACCTGTTGGACTTAGACCTTCAAAAGATGTTGCAAGTGTAAAACTACCAACTGTAGTTTCAAAATCAACCCCATCTATCTCTAGTCCACTTTGTAAAAGCTGATAATTAATATAAGGGTTTTTATGCCAGTAACCTCGAATTACAGGTTTTTGTTCTTTTGGCAGACCTGTGTAATAAAGGGAATATTCTTCTAAACCTGGTGTTCTACTCTTTGGTGTTTTTGGGTTTAAATCATTTATATCAAGATAATAAAATGATAAATGGTTATTTTTTGGTGTTCTAACCTTCTTATCTTTTGATATTAAATGATAA